GCCGCCAAGCGATATCAGATCGAGTCGTGGGCGTTCGATCCGGCTTTCGCGGCGTCGTTTGGCCAGTCGCTGCAAGAGGAGCACGGGCTGCCGGTGTTCAAGTTAACGCAGGCCCCGTTTTATTACCACGAGCCGACCACGCGATTCCTTGATTCACTCGACGCGGGTATCATCCATCATGGCGGTGATCCGGTGCTAGAATGGCAGGCGAAAAACATGGCGCTCTATCGCAATCACAAAGATCATGTAATGCCATGCAAGGGCGACGAAAAGCACAAGGTTGACGGCATGGTCGCGATGCTGATGGCGTTTAGCGAGTGCATGTACGCGGCACGCAAGCCGACCGGTTCAATGGTTGTTTTCTAGAGGGCCGAGAATGATTGACGCGCAGAACATTTCGGCCGGTTCCTCGGCGCTCCAAAAGTGGATTCGCGAGGCGTTCGGGGCTGAGTCGCAAGAGCTTGGTGTAACGGTCAACGCGGGCAGCGTTCGCGGAATGCCAGCCGCATGGTATAGCCTCAATAAAATCTGCGGTCACATTGGCTCGCTGCCGCTTAACCTGTACTACCGGCCCGACGACGAAGACGCGGAGATTGCTCGATTGCATCCGGCTTATTGGCTCGTCCGTCGCCGACCGAATGCGCTAATGACCGCCTCGGCATGGCGCGAGACAATGCAGCATCACGCCTTGCTGCATGGCGATGGCCGATCCGCGATCGTTCGCAATGGACGCGGCGAGCCGAGCGAACTGATCCTAATGCGGCCGGATGCGTGGGCCATCGTCGTCGAACCGGGTCGAACAATCGCGGGGCAAAATGTCCCGGCCCGTAAATGGCATGTTCGCATTGACGATCCAGAGGCCCGCATTGCCGACGCGGATTGTCTGCACATTATGGGGCTATCCGACGACGGATTCGCTGGGCTTGGCGTCATCGAGGCAGCTAAGCAGGCCCTTGGGCTTGCCATCGCCCAGCAGACGCGGGCGGTGATGAGCGAGAAGAACGGCGCTAGGCTGAAGTTTTTGCTCAAGGCACCGCCGGGAGCGTTTCGCAACGAACAAGATGCGAAGGCGTTTATCGACCGCTTCAACGAATTCCATTCGGGCAGCGAGAACGCCGACAAGGTGGGATTGATTCGCGAGGGGTTGGCGGTCGAGCAGATCAGTCAAACCAATAGCGAGGCGCAAGCCATCGAGTCGCGGAAGTTTTCTCGGCAGGATATCGGGCTGCTGTTCTGTGTCGAACAGATGCTAGGCGACGATTCGAGCGTGAGCTACAACTCGCTCGAAATGAAGAACCAGGCCTACATCAACAATTGCCTGCAACGCTGGATGGTGCGATGGGAGGAAGAGTGCGCGGCAAAGCTGCTGACGTCAACTCAATACGATAGCGATGAGTATTATTTCAAATTCGTGACGGCGGCACTGCTTAAGGGCACAACAGCCGACCGCTATAAGGTGTATCAAATTGCTCGACAGATTGGCGTGCTAAGCGCCAACGAGGTCCGCGAACTCGAAGACATGAACGAGCGGGACGACGACGGAGGCGACTCGTATGACAACCCAGCGATCACGACGACGCAAGCCGCGCCAGCCCAACCATCGCCCCAACGCGACGACGATAGCGACAATGGCGAGATGGACACAGACGAACCGGCGCTGGCCGCGAGACTGCGGAAGGTGGTCGCGGCCCGCATCAATTGGATGGTCAAAACAGAGGTGACGAGGGTCGAGCAGGCTGCGGCAACGCACGCCGACTTTGTGAAGTGGCTGGAAGAGTTTTACGCAACGTGGTCGGATCGCGTTCACAACGCGGTCGCCGAGTGCGATGGGCATGAGTCGCTAGCGACGCAATGGATAGCTGACAGTCAGTATCGCCTACTAAATGCCGTCGTCGGGCGAGGCAATGCCAACCTTACGGAAGTTGTCCGCCAAGAGTGTGCTATGTGGACTGAGCGAGCGAACCAACTAGCGACGGCGATCGTCGCGGGGAGCGTGTGATATGCGAGAGATTCTGCTGTACGACGAGATCGGTCCGGGTTACTACGGACTTCTTGATGGCAAATGGATGGTCGAGCAACTGCGCGAAGCGGGAAGCGAACCGGTGGTCGTGCGAATCAACTCGCCAGGCGGAAGTGTGTTCGAGGGGCAGGCGATGTTTACCGCTTTGTCTCGCCATACGCCGGGCGTCATCGTGCAGATCGACGCACTAGCAGCCTCGGCGGCGTCGTTCGTGGCGATGGCAGGATCGCGAATCGAGATCGCGAAGAATGCCATGGTGATGATTCACAACGCATGGGGCGGGACGCTAGGCAACGCTAGCGACCACGAAAAAGCGGCGTCCGTGCTACGGAAAATCGACGAACAGCTTGTGAATCAGTACGTCGAACGGACAGGGCAATCCGCTGACAAGATCCGCGACATGATGGTGGCGGAAACGTGGCTCGATGCGTCGCAGGCGGTCGAGCTTGGATTCGCGGATGCCATCGGCAAGGCGACAACCGCCAAAGCGGCGATCCGCGACGGCATGTTCGCGAAAACTCCGCCCGAACTACTGGTCGCGGCATCGGCGGTGTCGCCCCGGGTGGCGGCGGCGTCGATCGGTCGGCGGCTGGCGATTGCGCGGGCATGTTGATTGCGTCGGTCCGATAGCGTATAGTCATTGGGTCGCGGCGTCTTGTTAGCCGGCGCGGCAAAAATCAATCGAGCCTCTTGTTAGCGGCGCGATTCAGCATTCACCACGAATGCCGGGTCGTGCCGTTTTTTCGTTGGCATCCCGGCCAGTCACACAGGAGTAGCCGGGATGAAATCGCAGCAGTTACAGGAGCAGATCAATGGCATCCTCGACGAAGTTGTTGCCATCAACGCAAGCATCGAAAAAGAAGGGCGGGAAGCGAAAGCCGAAGAGACGGCCCGAATCGCGGAGTTGATCGGCGACGATGGAGTTAGCGGCAAGCTTGCGAAACTGAAGGCCGCCAAGGCCCAAGCCGAGTCGTTTGAGCGCGAATTGTCGGCCGCCCGTGCCGCTCGCATGGTGCCCGGTGGAGTGCATCACGAGCAGGCCGGAGTCGCCGATTCGTCGTCAATCTTTTCGCGGATTAAGGTTCCGGCGCGAGCGAAGGCGAGGGCACCCGTCACCGCGTTCCTCGGGGCCGACGCGGAGCAGCAAGCCTACGGATTCGGTCGTTTGGTGATGGCCGTTTGTGGCCGCCAATCGTCCCAAGAGTGGTGCCAAGATACGCTCGGCATCGACTTCCGCAATGCGATGAGTGGCGGGAGCGACTCGGACGGCGGCTTCCTCATCCCAAGCGAATACGAAGCGAATCTGATTCGGCTGGTCAACGAATACGGCGTCATTCGTCGTGCCGCCGAAGTGGTGCCAATGGCGCGTGACGTCAAAGACACGCCAAAGCGGTCGGGCGGGGTCACTGGCTACTGGCTGGGCGAGACCGGCACGCCGACCGAAGGCACGCCGACGCTTGACCTCGTAAAGCTGGTCGCGAAAAAGCTGGGCGCTCTCAGCTACTACAGCCGCGACGTGGACGAGGATTCCGCGATTGCCGTAGGCAACTTAATCGCGCAGGAAATGGCTCTCGCCATGGCCTACAGCGAAGACAACGCGGCATTCAATGGCGACGGCACGTCGAGCTACGGCGGCATCGTCGGCATCAAGGAATCGCTGGCCGCTGGTGCGACCTACACGGCAATCGCGGGCAATCTGCGATATGGGACGCTCGACCTGGAAGACTTCGAGGGCATGATCGCCAAGCTTCCCAGCTACGCATTCATGAACGGCGGGCCGTCGTGGTACATCCACCGATCCGGCTGGGCTATGTCGATGTTGCGACTGGCTGCGGCGGCCGGCGGCAACACCACGCGGGAGCTTGCAGCCGGTGCGTCGCAAGTACAGTTCTTGGGCTATCCGGTCGTGTTTGTCGAGGTCATGAACAAGGTGCTGACGGACCAGGCATCGACTGAAGGCTTGGTGTATTTCGGAAACCTGCGCCAGGGCGTCAAGTTCGGCGACCGGCGCGGCGTGACGCTCGACGTCTCGCGCGAGGTGAAGTTCCTCACTCAGCAAATTGCGGTGCTGGGAACCGAGCGGCTGGACATCGTGGTCCATGAAAAGGGTACCGCGAGCGAGTCCGGGTCGATCGTGATGCTTGCCACGCCTGGCAGCTAGTAGGCCATGACAACCAAGCCGCGATGATGCGATGCATCGCGGCATTTTGTGCGATGCATAACGAGATTTTACGCGATACAAAACGGAGCCAAAAATGAACGCTGCACAACATGACAAATTCGTGCCGATCACGCCGCCGGGCGCGATCGTCGATAACGCCAGCTTGACCACCGCGACCATCGACACTGCCGGATTCGCTTACTTGCGAGTCTTGGTTGTTCTCGGTGCTACCGACATTGCTATGACGGCCCTCAAGCTGCAAGAATCCGACGATTCGGGCATGAGTGGTGCGGCCGACATCACAGGGCTTATCTACGGCACCTCGGCTGGCATCGCAGGCACGACAAGCACCTTGCCGTCCGCTACCGACGATAACAAGTGCTTTGCGTTCGAGGTCGATCTCCGCGGACGCAAGCGGTACATCGATCTTGTGGCAACGTGCGGCGATGGCAGTGCTGGCACATACGTTACAGCATTTGCATTGCTTTCGCGGGCAGCCGACTGCCCGGTGAGTGCGTCGGAACGCAACTACGGCAACATTCTGCGAGTGTAAGCCATGACAACTGGCGAGCGAAAGGCGATCCGCGTGGGTGCGCCGGCGTTCGAGCCGATCACCCTCGCGGAGGCAAAAAAGCATGTCGAGCTAGCCGACGACGACAACGCGCACGATGCCCACTTGCTGCGGCTTATAACCGCCGCCCGTGAGCAAGTCGAGCACGATTGCAGCGTCGTGCTGGCAACCGGCAGCTTCACGCTGACGCTCGACGACTTCCCGGGCGAGACGGAGATTTATCTTCCCGTCCGCCCGGTCACATCCATTACGAGCATCGTTTACACGCTCGAAAATGGCTCGACGGCTACGATGTCGGCGTCGGAATACTTGCTTGACAACAACGAGCCGGAACCCGAAATAACGCTGGCGTATCTTGCTGATTGGCCAACCGCCAGGGGCGAGCCGAATAGCGTGACGATTACGTTTGTCGCGGGATACGCGACGCAAGCAGCGATCCCGCAGGCGTACAAGCAAATGATGCTCGTCGATATCGCGAGACGATTCCAAGACCGCGAAGGCCTAGAAAAGATTGATGAGTCCATGGCGTACGAACGCATGGTTCGTCGCTATCAGCGAGTGAGCTACCCATAACATGGCCGCAAGAATGCCACGCATCGTGCCGCAGATGGTCCGCCTAGGCGGAATGCGGCAACGCGTTGATATCAAGCGGCCTAATACGTCGATTGACAGTCGCGGCCAGGTCACTGGCGCCGATGTTTCGCTCTCGATTGCGTGGCCGTGCGAGATCCGAACGCTATCAGGAGTGGAGCTTATCAACGCTCGCCAGACCTACCCGACAGCGAGTCACGTTGTGCGCGGCTGGTGGCGACGCGGGACGGAGATCACCGTCCGTTATTATCTGCAATGGGGCGACCGCCGGCTAAACATCGGACACATCACCGATCTTGGGCAGGATCGCGGACTCATCGAGCTACTTTGCGCGGAGGCCGTTGATGGAAGTTAGCATCCAGATACAGGGCATCGAGCAAGCCGTTCGCAAATTACAGAACGTGAAAAATGGCGTTCGTCGCCGAGTGCTTAGGCGTGCCAACGTCGCAGCCGCAAGACCGATCCGAGCGACCGCGAAAAAGACCAGTGTGTTTATTGATCGATCGGGCTTGCTACGCCGATCCTTGGTGCTCAAGACAAAGACGTATCAAAGCGGCGTTGTGGTGAGCGTTGTCGGCGCCGATCGCAACGTGCAAGGCACATGGCGAGGGCGTCGGCGAGTGCCTGCCAACTATTTGCATCTGGTCGAGTCTGGTCATCGCATTGCGGTCAGTGCTCGCACCGGCGCATCCATGGCGGACAACGTGCTGCTGCGACGCGGCAAGCGGTTCCTGCGATCCGGCCAGACGGAGGCGGTCATCGCGGGCATGGTGCGACCGCGACGATTTATTGGGCCGGCAGGCGAACAAAACGTCTCGGCGTCGCTCGCCAAATTCCGCGAGACGTTTGCCCGTGGCGCGGAAGCGGAGGCGTCAAAGTAATGCCAGACGTCGCCGAAAGACTGCGGACATTTCTAATCGCGGGCGCGAGCGTGACCGCGATCGTCGGCCAGCGCGTTCATCAAAACATGGTGCCGGAATCAAGTGCGCCGCCCTATCTGTGGTTTCGCAGATCGCGCACGGACGAACCGCGTACGCTCGATGGTGGCTCGCCATCGGGATACGAGCAGTTTTTTGATATCGAGTGCGTCAGCGAGGACCTGAGCGAAGCGCAAACGCTAGCCTACGCCGTCCGCGACAGACTCAACAACTATCGCGGATCGTTCGCGGATTCGACAGTCAAAGGGGTGTTCGTCGAAGACCACTCGGACGACTATGTACCTCGCAGTGTAAGTAGTGATGACGTGGCGCATGTCGCCGCTCTTTCCGTGCAGATCATTCCTTAGGAGCTTATGCCATGCCTACGCCAATCATCGGGCTCGGGACGATTGTTACCGTCGATTCCAAGA